AGCCGCAAGCTACAAGCGCAGTTTAGAATGATTCTAAAGTAGATTTATTTTAAGCAGCAAGCAACAAGCACTTGACATTTATATATTATGGGATTATATAACAGTTAACAGAAAGGATATTATGAATATAAAAGAAGCAGCAGCCATCACCGGGTCGATGACTCGAACCTCTAAGATGCCAGGCCTATCTTACAGCCTGCCAGCGTGGGAGTGCAAGACCGGCAGCAAATTACGTAAAATAAAAAATTCAGTATGCAGCGCGTGTTATGCTCTGAAGGGTAACTACACAAGATACAAAGCAATTAAAGCTGCCCAGTACGTGAGACTCGCAAGCTTGAATAATGAGCTGTGGACCGCTGCCATTGTAACACAAATCAAAAGACAGAAATATTTCAGATGGCATGACGCCGGCGACGTGCAGGACGTGCAGCACCTGAACAAGATCTATGAAGTATGCAAGCTCACCCCGGACACCAAGCACTGGATGCCAACCCGCGAAGCGTGGATAAAGGACCACCTGGACAGCAAGCCTGACAATCTTGTTATAAGATTTAGCGCGCCAATGATTGACCAAGCGGCGCCTGCTTCCTGGCCCAACAGCTCGGAGGTAGTAACAGAAGGCGCAACCTGCCCAGCCCCGAAGCAGAACAACAGCTGCGGCGACTGTAGAAACTGTTGGAATCCTGAAATTAAAACTATAAAATACGGTAAACATTAATGTTAATTTTTAGACATCCAAAATATTATAAAGAATTACGTAAGCTGCGTAATAAACTGGATCAGGCAATTAGCGGTAAAAACTCGACGGAGGGTAAAACGCGTTCGCCTGGTCCGGGCCTAAGCGGCAAGCAGCAAGCTACAAGCACAAGTAAGCCACAAGCTACAAGCAAAGGTAAGCTGCAAGCTACGAGCAGCAAGCGTCAAGCATCTGAGTGAGCTGCAAGCAACAAGCGTTCTATATGTTGCCAATCATCTATTGCAAGGGAAGGCGTTTCGCGGTGATCTACTAGTAGACCGTGGATCGCTTTACTCTCATAAAGTTTCACGTGTCCAAGAGAGGCGTCTTGGACTATGATGAAATTACGTTTAGGACGAGTCATATGAAACAATTTTTGATGTGCAGAAAAACTAATTTTTGGTCCTCTCGCTATCTTCATTTCACACATGAAAAAACCACAATTATCATTGTATCCCAACAAATCAGGTGTACCAAATGATGACCAAGATTCTAGTCTTGTCCACTGAATTTTAGGTGTATTTTTTTTAATTTTTTGCCAAAGTTTTGACTCCGGTTTCATCGTACATTGACTTCTATCGTACAAATCTGTATAAGTCAAATTTATGGCAAGAACACCTATTTTAACAGACAGACAAAAACAATTTGCAGAGCTTTTAGTATACAATGATGGCAAGTTAAGCCCCGCTGAGTGTGCTAATCAAGCTGGATACAAGTCACGACCAAGACAAACAGCATCAGAGTTACGTAATCCAAAAATTTATCCTTTGGTATCTAAATACATTGGTGAACTTAGAGCAGAGGTACAAGAGAAGTATGCAATTAACTTTGAGAAACACATAACTGAATTAGCTAAGATTAGAAATGAAGCACTAAAGAAAGGTGCGTGGTCAGCAGCTGTAAATGCAGAAGTTGCACGTGGTAAAGCTGGTGGACTTTACGTAGACCAAAAACTTATCATGACAGGTAACGTTGACGCTATGTCTGCAGATGAAATTAAAGAGAAGCTACGTAAAATCCTAGATGACAATAAAGAATTGATTAATATTACGCCAGATGAAGTTGAATTAGACAATATAGAATTGCCAAAGCAATAAGCACTTGATGCTTACTTATCAACTCATTACCAAAATCATAATATCTTTTGTATGAATTAACTATTTCATAGTAAAATTCTTTAGCCTTATTAAATAGATCAGTCATTACATTTACACCTTTCTATACCGAAAACTTTACTTACTAAGTTTTTTAGTTTTGCTATTATTTTTTTTACCATTTTTACTCCTTGTAATACCTTGTGGATTAGGTCCACGTACTGGTGGTATTGCCTGCCATTTTACGTTAGGCATGTTCTTAGTCAAGGTTTTATTTTTCATTTATTTTTTCCATTTTAATTACACAACCTTTTGGAAATACATTTCTATCACTAAATAACTCATCATTAACTTCATAAGATGCAAATGTTCGTACATTTTTTTTATCTTTATTTAAAAGATATGCATGTGTAACCATAATAGATGGCATGAATCCAGACGCTGTATGTAAATCTGCGTGCCCGCTGTCACCTGTGATATCCAACCATGTGATTTTGTAAAAGTAATATCTTTTCTTTTTTATAACAACAGATTTGTATTTAGATTTTTTTGGATGTCTAGGCATAGGAATCTTATACTATAAGAGAGATTTTTGAGCAAAAAAGTTTTTAAAAAAACAAAAAGGGTCGCGCGCGCCGAGTAGAGAGCTGTGCCACGGTGTGCCAACCCCTCTGGCACACACTTTTGTCAATAAAATCAACACTAATAACTCCATTTTAGCCTTGTGCCACTGTGCCACCGTCATTTTTTTGTCACTAAAAAAAAATAATAGGGTCAAAAATTTCACTTATGTTGGCACATTAGTCGTACTTTTTTACAGATGTGCCTATTTTTATGATCTTTTTAACTCCTGGTCCTTGT